GCCAGTTCTACGTACCCCTGGCAGTAAGCTTGCTGTAGTCTCCGAGATGTCCCCATCATTCTCTCCTCACGTAAGTTCTCCCCCTTCCCGCCGTCGCACACCGGTGCACACGCCTACACCCGGATAAACACTAACATCTCCGACATTACTGGGAGAACCAACAACTTTAACATCGTCATGCAAAGTTGTTTGCGCAAAAAGTCCACCGACAGATCGACGCTCCCTAATGCCCAAAGTAGCGATATTCCAGCCCATGCCCCATTGGCCCAAGCACTATACCGTGAATACGTTTCCGTAGTCCCGAGCTCCGTTTCAACCAACAGCACCCTCGAGACCATAGACCTATATCTCCGATAAGCCTTATCCGGTCGAGCCAACTTCAAAAATCCATTGGGAAGGTCCGTCGGCAAAATCTCCTCATCATGTTTCAACTTCCACTCCAAAGTGAGCTTCCGTGTAAATGAATCAGAATATTCCGCCAAGTCTGACACCTCCCAATCTGTCCGCACCGATCCAACATCAACGAACTCACTGACCTTCTGAAAAGGCATACTCGCTGATCCCCGAACAACATCAAACCCGTAAGTATTGCGAATGCCTGGCAACGGGCAAGCAGACTCTATCCTCAGCTTCGCCGCTTCCTTATAGAGCTTGCCCCCCCATATACCAGGGATGTAGGTACGAAATGTGTTATCCCGCAAGGTTTGAACTGTTAAAGAGACACGCCCCGTCATACCCGCTCCAAACCCCCCAAACCAAGTCGGAGTGCTAAACCACGCGTCGAACATCGACTTGTCAACCAATCCATAAGAAGACATAACCTTTCTTAGAATCGGGACAACGTCCAGACCACGCCGAATGCACATCAAACAACTCGATAAGAGGGACCGTAGCTTCATCTCTCCAACCGAAGAACCAGACCCAGTGTTCGGACTAGCCCAGGCCACAGCCTTAAAGCTCCGGGCCGGAAACCCGAACACTCCTCCTTGATAATATACTTCATGTAGATATTCAGTATCGCCATGACTCACCCACGTCTTAGACGGATTCACGACTAATCCCAACTTCGAGTATTGCAAGGCGACAGCACTCTTATCAGGCTTCTCTCGAAACCCAACTAGAGCATCGTCACCCTGGAAAACTTCGAAAATCGGTTTCATCCCCAAACGGCCAAGAACAACGCGGGTCTCAGCTCGATTGAGAATACTGTCAAGTAACGCCGTAAACTTATAACCCGACAATATCCCGTTTCCCCACCTAAACGTGCCTCCATGACCATCCTGGATCATAACATTCTTCAAACTTTCCAACTCACATTCGCAGACATCACGCATGTGTGGATTAGCCTTCACAATCTTCCTAAAAAGGCACTCCACTGCATAAAAGATCCACGAAAGGGGTTGGTTCGTATCGAAGTTGCTCTGATCAGTACACAGCCACCAACACCTACCTGAAAATATACGTTTCCTCAAGGCCAACTTCTTCTTAGAATTCATTCCGACAGTTGTCCACAATCCACCCAAATTAAGGTTCCCCAACGCCTGTTCCAGATAAGAGCACCGGATCAAGGAATAAGTATCATAACATTGAACGGTCCTACACGCAGCGGGTTCATCCTGTTTCACGAACGGCTTCACGTACGCAACTTTAGCCTTGCAATTTCGGTAAATCTGCTCGTCACTCAGATGAGCCAACGCAAAGTATTTATTGCGCAATTTTAACGAAGCACGCGACTTATCGCTCCCCACGAAAGTCACCTTCTTCGCTTTCCCCTGAACCGAAACACCTGGCAAAGCCCACGCATCACGAAAACTCACGAAATCGCGAAAACTGAACCCAACCGAATCAATGCCAATCTTCGACACCGTATCCTCAATCCAAAACTTCAAATCCTCAGGAACCTCCTTGTGTGGTCGCTTTCCAAAGGTCGAGCGATACTCAGCGAATGGGTCTTCTCGGTTTAAAGTAGTATCGTAACCACCCAACACCTTCAGGTCAAGAAAATACCGCAACCAAAGAAAGCCATCAAGAACATAAGGCATACAAAGCGAAGTAACATCCTTCAGGCCTTCGATCAAACATCTCTCGCAAATATTACGAGGTATATCCCGAACAAAATCACGGAATAACCTCCTCTCCGTTTGCGGAATGGATCGACAATATCCTGAAAAGATGTAAGCCCACTTCGAATCCCCTGGCCCCATTCTCTTCTCGCTCTTCCAAAACCGACGGACCAAGCCGTTATCCTTTTTGGAAAAACACACTTCCATCCACGGGCACTCACAGCACTTACATACTGTTCCCCCTTTCCAACACTCCCGCATCAAACTCAGAAACCCCTGCCTGCTACTAGGATCTCGAGTGCACCTCGGAACGCCAAGAAAAGGTGCTCTCAGAACCCCTTTGCGACGCCGCAAAAGGCTCCAAGTGTGCTAAAATCCCCGTATTGATTGGCCGAGTCAAAGCGTACGGCATAGGCCACGTTGGCGCAGTCAATACCGGCTAACACATCTCCAGTTAGCCGGCCTTCGATCACGCTGTCCAAGGCACTGCTCCAGTCTCGATAGATGAGAGGGCTGCTGTCGTTGGTACAACGAAGTCTACAATTGACCGGGCCCTGCGCCCAGACAAAATTGTAGGTAACTTCATCGTCGCCCAGATCAATACAAGATATCATGCGCGATATTTGCGCAGCCTTTGACTTGCCGGAGAAAATCGTTTGCCCGAAACGTACAACATCTCCCCGAACAATGTCCACTGGCTCCGTAAATACCGGAAACACGACATCCTGTGATTGAGCCGAGACCCAAGCACCCCTTTCTTCTATCCACCACTGGTTCGCAGTGTCTGCGGCCAGCGCAGGACGATCCCGTAGACCAACATCTATAATGTTAGCGGTATCGACCGCGTCTGGTGCCCCAGGCCCACCTCGACCTACCCAATCAACACGGAAACCCAGCAGATGCTCCTTCCCCTCAGAAAATGCCCAGTTTGTCACTAATGACAGAGCCACTGACAAGGTATCTGCAACCATGTTAGTGCCCTGGAAGTAATGAATATTCCGGACAGAACCGCACACTCTCTGAGAAGAGTAGTCCACCAAGCCACCCAAACTAATCCCTCGGAATATGGCAGCCGCGCGCATATCCTCCCAGTGAGGTACGCCGCACATCACATCATTGCGCAGCGTCACCATCGAATAAATGTGCATTGCTCGCACTTGCCACGGCGCCTCCGGACACCCGATGCTGATACCGTCCCTAATCTCCAAGGGTCGTAACCAGTACCTAGTGTCGGCACCACCAGCTGGGGCATTCCCTCCCCCCACTTGCACATTCGAGAACGCCAAATAGTCCCTGGCTCTCAAAATGTCCATGCGAGAAGCATAGAACCCCCCCGAGGCACATCGGAAATTCATTTTCCCGAATAGCCAATGCGCGAGCATGCGCAAATCCCCGGTATCATTGTAAATAATACCCCACTGTTTGAAGATATTCACAACGTCGTCACGCTTCAGACTTGCCAAAATGAGAGTGGGTCGCGTACCATACACCCCAAACTCGGGGATACTACCGGCTCGCAACGCCAAAAGATCCTGTGCCAGGTCAAGACCACTCTTGGCCCTAGACACAAAGAATCCATCTGCCGCCATCAAAGAACCTGTGGCAACAATCCTCTCCATGACACAATCCGAAGGCACAATCGTGACCTCAGCTGCCATATCCGCACCCCCGGGAGCGCCAGCCGCGCCAGGTGGACTCATGACATGAATGCCCCACTGTGTGCGCGGAGGAGCAGCGATTCTCTGTTCTCGAGCACCATCAAGAACCAGAGCACCACCAACACCATCAATAACCGCGCCGTGTGCATTCAATGCATGTCCACCAGGCAGAGCATCAAGCAAATTGAAATCGGTAGTTAACCGATCCGCATGAGCCTGAGTAATAAGATTACGCCTCACCATCTTGGCATAACATACATGACTCAAAGTCTCACGCAAGAAAGAACAATATGGCCGTTCTTCCCGATTCCAATACGCAACAAGGTACCCTCGAAGATTTTCCTGATCCCGCCTGTACATTCGATAGTATCCACTATCAAATTCTTTGGTTTCAGCATCGAACGCTGTCAATGCCTTCGCCATAGCAGGACCAACATCACAATTATCTATCGAGGCTTGGTACCATGTGTGATTCGCCATCACCACATTACCCTGCCCTACGTTGACCTCCCGTATCCTTCCAACCGATGGTCCGAGTTGCACGGACCTCAGAGCATTGTTATATGCCTTACCCCCAAGGCCTGCGCCTCGGAAAGCTCTCATACTAACAATCTCCGTCTCGTCGAACCCCCGCAGAGCTCTAGAATCGATTCCCTCCACAACCGATTTCAAAGCACCGCCGTTCAAAATCCCGTCTACCCCTCCACTAGCGACATGAGCCAAACGACTCACATCTAACATCCAATTCGACTCCATCCTGGTACTCGGTGTCGAAACTCCAGTTTCCTCCCCTAAACCCAATCCTGCAACGCTTTCACTGTTGCTGAGCCCCTAACCAGGTGGGCTAGACTCACTCACCCACCCCCGATCGTTGTGCAGAAATGCGCCATCTTTGCCCGCATGGGCTGATAGCTCCGGCCCCCGTTCTAGTCCTTACGCATTTGCATACGCAAAGAAACCGACTAACCACTTTTATTCATCCGAAAAGTAGTAAAAACGGCAAACAGTCCAACAGGTGCGCAAGGGCTCTGCAACCCCCACAAGTATCACCCATCAGGTTGGTCCTGCTTGTTATTGCCTCCTAACTTTATTCCAAAATCAACTAAAATCATCCATCACCCATAATCAAATCAGAGCACGCCTAGGACCGTGGCGTTTCGTCCACCTGGGTAGTGTCCACACGGTCTGAGTCGGTTCAATATACGGCCCAAATGTCCCCTTTCACTCATGACGACGCTCAACCCTGCAGGAAGCACAAACATGAGATACTTAGGATTTGTAAGACCATTCTCCCCTCCCTCACGTGATGAAAAGACCCCCAGATTCAAGAATCAGAAAGCCGAAGTTGAAATGCGGTAAGTTAGCTCACCGTGCCAGGAAGAACAATCGGCTACGAAACGAAGACAAACGAGTTTGCCTCATCCCGCACCGTGGCGCGGGCTTACTCCGAAGGAAGAGGACAGCCACCCCCCTTTAATCTGTGATTATGAGTACCTTATTCCCAAACTTACGTAACGGTAGCATGACGTTCTTGCTACCCGAAAACTACAGCTTGCTTTCCATCAGATGCTGTAGGGATAAACCCTGCATCTAAGTTCAACAGGTCATGAAGGGCGTCACCCCAACTTACCGACCCTACCCAGACAATTTAATGACCATCCGGATTTCAGAGTTCAGAAATGCAAGAAAACCGAAGTTACACTCGCACCCCGTTCCTCCATCGGGCGGAGCGGCCTTAACAGCCTCAACATCGACCGAAGTCAATGCGCCTCGGTAGTAAAAGCCTTAACTAGTCCGAGGTGGACGACCATCAGAATGCGGATGAACTGGAAGGCTGACCCGCCTGAAAGTGAATAGAGTTGATGAAAAC